CAAAAGCTGTCCGAAATGGCCGGACTTTCAAGAGTTACTTTGTCCAGCGTGAAGCGGGGCGCAAGCTGTTCCACTGAAACAATCTTCAAGATTGGAAAGGCATTGAACAAAGACCCTGCTGATCTGATCGAAACCACGGAGGACTAAAACATGACACCGATGAAAGCCATTAGAGCAAAATGTCTTGACTGCTGCTGTGGTTCTTCTAACGAAGTGCGCTTGTGTACTATTGAAAATTGTCCGCTGTATTCATACCGATTTGGGAAAAACCCAAACCGGGCAGGGATTGGTGGCCAGAATATGCAATCTTTTCCCTCAACCCCCAACTCAGCGCAGGATTTAGAAAATAAATGATTTAGGTAATATAAATTATTATCTGCGGCACAGAAGCACAGAATCCACAGTTTAAAAGGGTTAAATCATGGAAAACAAAAAAACGGAGGGCTATTCCTCCGCTTTGTACTCCACAATGTCACCGGGCTGGCAATTTAATAATTTACAAATAGTTGACATATTTTCCCAGGATATGGATTCACCATTTCTAATTTTTTGTAATGTTGCCTCCCCTAATATTTTTTTTTTTCTAATGCGATATGTGGAGTAACCAGCCGTTTTTAAAGCTGCAAGTACATCAATTTTATAAACAATACCACTTTTTTGCGGCAAGGTTCTGGGGTACATTACACAATTAAATTGATGCGCTCTACTGACGTTTTCTGACAATGTGATCCACCTACAATTTTGAGGGCTATATGGGCCGTTAGAATTAACCCGGTCAATGCTTAAATGTTCCTCATAGCCGTTATTTAAAGCCCATTCCACAAAGGACTGTAAGCCATTTTCTCCAAGCCATTCTTCACAGATGGTTATACCTTTTGCGCCGTACCATTTGTAATGTTGGCTATCCGGATTATAGCACCTCTGCTTCATTCCGCTGAAAATTGCATACAATCTAGTTTTGCTTAAACCGTTCAAGTTTATCATTCCTCTGTTTCAAATTCCACAATGTCATTGATAGAGCAGTTTAATTCATGGCATATTTTTTCTAGTACCCCCACCGGAAGTTCTTTAATCGTTCCATTACATATAGCTGAAATCGTTGGTGGACGGATTCCGGTTCTTTTCGATAATTCTTTTTGTGTTATTCCATTTTGCGCAAGTAAAACTTTCAATTTAAATTTTATAGGCACTATTTTTTCACCCCTATTTTATTATACATATTACAGGGAAATTGTCAACACGCTAAACGTAAAAAAATATCGTTAACCGTAAAAATATTACGCAAAACGTATTGACAAATTACGCAAAGCGTAATATAATTCAATCAAACATAACAGAAAGGAGCAAAACCAGAATGGACAGATTAACAGTAACCGTACCTGAAATGGCAGAAATGTTAGGCATTGGCAGAATCAAAGCCTATGAACTGGCAAACATCAAAGGGTTTCCAGCGATCAGGCTGGGCAAAAGAATAGTTGTCCCCGTGGATCAGCTAAAAAAATGGCTGGAAGAAAGAGCGGGCGCAGGTGATCCTAATGAATGAACTAACCACAGCGATCTTTATTATCTCATTAGCACTAAACGCACTACTCGCCGGGGGATACATAGAAGAACGGCGAAAAGATAGTAAAAAAGACCGCTAAGGCGGCCTAGTCATTTATTAACTTCCGGGTTGTCCGTCCTGCCTAGTAGGTAATCAACCGAGCAGTCCAGATAATCGGCAATTTTTACCAAGTTATTCACAGTTGGTATCTTATCCCCTCTATGATATTCGGCCATTAACCCCTGTGATATTCCGGTATCTTTAGCAACCCTATAGGCAGTGAGATTATTGGTTTGTATAATTTTCTTAAAACGTTCAGTAAACATTTATGCAAACCTCCAATATTGCTCAATTGAGCTATAAAATCCTTGACTATATCTCAATCGAGTAATATCATGTAACCAAGGAAAATAAACTCGGTTACAAAACATCAATAAAAAAATAATACCACAGAAAGGAGAAAATGACAATGAGCGTAGGCGAAAACATCAAAAAATACCGAAACCGAAAAGGCATGACACAAGTGCAGTTAGCAGAAGCGGTAACGGTAACCCACCCAATGATTACGGCTTATGAACGTGGAACTAAAAACCCCTCCTTACAAGTAGCATTTGAAATTTCAAAGGTGCTTGGTTGTACCTTAGAAAATTTACTAGCAGATTCAGAAGATAGGAAGTGATTGAAACTGACCTTAAATGAATTTCTTCCACGGCTAAAAGGCGTAACAACAGGAGACGGGAAACAGTACCATGCTAAATGTCCGGCACACGAAGACCAACACGCCAGCCTATCAGTTTCCGAGGGAGACGATGGCAGAATACTGTTAAATTGTCATGTAGGCTGTACGTCTCAGGAAATCGTCAGCAAACTTGGATTAACCATAAATGACCTTTTCTCTGACGATAGAACCGCCCCCGCTTCAAAGCCTGAGATCGTGGCAAGATATAATTACACTGATATTGACGGCAATTTATTGAATCAGAAAACACGCTTTTCTGATAAGTCTTTCTCATGGAGCCATAAGGAAAATGGGAAATGGACTAGAGGACACAAAGGGAACCCAGTGTTGTATAATCTTCCCGCCTTAAAATCAAACGGTACTGTTTATGTCGTTGAGGGAGAAAAAGACGTGGAAACCATGAAAAGGAACGGGTTTATATCCGTCTGCAGCGCTCACGGAGCGGGTTCCGGCAAATGGTTACCACAATACACAGAAGCCCTAAAAAGCCGCAACGTCATTGTAATCCCGGACAATGACACGCAAGGGAAAAACTTTGCGGTTGAAACCTGCAACGCTCTAGCAGGCCATGCCGCCAGCGTTAAAATGATTGACCTAACAGACGAATGGATCGGCTTACCTGAAAAGGGAGATATTTCCGATGTATTTCAGATGGGCAAGCCTGGGGACGTTTTAATCAAACTGGAGGCGCTTGTCACGGTCACGAAAGAATGGGAGCCCACGGCCGGAGAAACCATGATAGATATAGATGGCAATTCTTTTCTATCCTGCTTCAAAACATTAGACGAATTTGAGGAAGAAGAAGCGACCTGGATTATTCCGGGATGGATTCCGGAGGGACAAATAACGCTAATGGCAGCGGATGGCGGCGTTGGTAAAACTACAGTTTGGTGTAATCTTATTTCGGCGGTAAGTAATGGGAACTCATGTATCCTAGACCCGCCCGGATATACACGCAAGCCGGAAAAAGTTGGTTTCTTGACCACGGAGGACAGCGTAAGGAAGAAACTAAAAAAGAAGCTGCGCCTTGCAGGAGCAAACCTGAAAAACATCATAAGCCCCGACTTTCTAAAAGATGAAGACGGACAACTGCGCGACATGAAATTCGGAAGCGATAAAATGAAGCAGTTTATAAGCAGCTTCCGGCTCGTTTTATGCGTATTTGACCCGGTGCAAGGGTTTGTCCCTCCTGATATCAATATGGGAAGCAGAAACGCTATGCGGGACTGTATGGCCCCTTTAATCAGCCTAGGGGAAGAATATGGGACAACCTTTCTGGTAGTGTGCCACACCAATAAGCGCAAGGGTGCTTATGGGCGGGATCGGATTGCAGACAGCGCCGATCTATGGGATATTGCCCGATCAGTTATTATGGCGGGCTTTACCGAAGATCAGGGAATCCGATACCTATCGAATGAAAAAAATAATTATACCGAATTGCAGGAAACAATTTTATTTTCTATCGATCAGGACGGATTAATCCAACACAAGGGAACCTCTTGGAAGCGTGACAAGGACTATATGGCAGATGCCGCAGCGGCAACCTCAGCGCCCAAGCGTGACGATTGCAAGGAATACATACTTCACGCACTGGACGATGCAGGCGGCTCTATGAAAACCAAAGACCTGGAAGAACAGGCAAAGGAATCCGGGTACAGCTACATAACATTTCGCAGAGCAAAAGATGATTTAAAGAAAAACGGCGATATAAAGTATTTTGCCACCGGATTTTCCAAAGAAAAAACGTGGTACATAGAAAAGGTTAAATTTTCAGAAACGCCGGAAGATTTTACAGGCCCATTTGACAGCTAACCCCGTCAGGAACACCCAGGTGATCAAATAAGAGTAAAAAACCTGATTATTACTATGCTTTTCTTTATTTGACCAGGTGATCAAGTAAGAGGATAAAATGATCAAATAAGCGTTGCTTACTTGTCCATGTGATCAAATAAGCTAGATCGCATGAATACTAGCTTTTCTGTTTACTTGATCATGTTCTGTGTCTCTGACGGTAAGAGGTCAAATAAGCACATATTTGAAAGGAGAACGAACCATGAGTAAAGTATGCCCAATGCCATCAATGAAAGAATGTCTTTACAGTAGGTGCGGCTGGTGGAACGACAATCTAAACAAATGCAGTCTGGTATCTATCGCCGGTTCGTTAGATATTATTGTGACCACGTTGGACAACACTCCCCCGCCCGCCGCCTATTCGGAAGTGCCGGAATAAAAACAGTGAAATTATTTCACTGAAACTTGCTATCAGCGTCGAACAGAGCGCAGAGCGCCGAACTGTGATATTTTTAAGTAAAATCTGGAAAGGAGGGCACCAATGATAAAACCTATCAGCGAACAGATCAAAGCGGTTAAGATCAAGCCGGAGTATGAGCTGACTGGAAACCAGCTTTTGGAACTGAAGAACGGAAGCAGCGACTTCTACCAGGCAATCTACAACGCTTTCAAGTTTGGATATTTGCGGGGCCGGGAATCCGCAAGACCAGGGAGGCATAAGCGGAATTGAGCAGAAAAAGCTGTGAGGATTGCATTTATTATCGGCCTATTTCGGACACTTACCCCACCAGCATGAAAGTCTGTCACTATATGCTGGATACCGGAAAACAAAGAAACTCGCCGCCAGAAAGCTGCACTAAGAAAGTTAAAATTAAAGAAAAACTTAAAAGGAGAAAGAGAAAATGCGCCAGATAAAAGAAAAAGCACCTGCAACGCCCGCCAGCGTTACAAGTGCAAAACCAGTACATATTGAGGATACTATAAAAAACCTTATTCGTCAAGTGGAACCGGTAAATTTCAATTTGGAGGATTTATTTATGTGGTTTCAGCAGTCACAGGGTTATCACAATCGACCTCAAGTGGATAAGGTCGATCGAAAGCTTACCGATCGCCTGGTTGCAGAGGTAGGCATAAAAAACTTTATAGAATACGTTGAGAACGAATTTTATAGCTCAGCAATGGAACACGAATACCAGGGCTTTATCTACGGTTTTCGCATCGCCGTTTCTTTATTAAATTATGCAAGTGAGGAATACTGCCATGACTGAAAACACAAAGGCCCCTTATCAGATTTCCGAATACCTGGAATACTGCGACTGTATGGGGAAACAGCCAAATCAAAGATTAATTGAATTTATGGAATCAAATAATGAGCCGTATCAATATTCTGAAAAAGTGCGTAATGATTGGGAATTAATAGAAGAAATAACCGCATTTTCTCCATCGGATCGCGACGATATAATCGAACTCATTGAGTTTTTTGTCTGGCAAAACCAGCGAAAGAAATCTTACATAGCCTAGGCCGGGAGAAATCCCGGCTTTTCCCTTTTGTTTAGATTTTTCTGTGTTCTGTGTAAAGTTGTTCAGCTTTACATGTTCCCACGCAATTATAAAAAGGGCTTATTTTTGCGACTATTCACTTTCAACGACTATGATTTAAAAAATCCTGATCGGCTATCCGAGCAGGCAAAACAAAAAAGGCCGGTCAGAACTTCTTTTCAAAATGTCCTGATCGGCTTTAATTTATTGAAACGCTTTTATTGTGCTTTATACGGCGTTTTAAGGCGATTTTATATTAAAACGTAACTCTTACTAGAAATATATAAAATCTCCTGTATCGGGCTTATAGCGAATAACACAGTACAATAAAGCCGCCTGGGCATATTCCAGACGGCTAAAATAAATCTATTTGTCTTTTGCAATATCAGCCCGGATTAATTCTTTAATATATCCGGCCTTACTCGATACACTTTCCAACTTTTCAATAATGTCATTGTCCTGTGGCTTTATCAGCCGAAAAGCAACCGACTTTCCACGTTCCTTTAAATACTTTGCTTGTGCGGCGTATCCGGTGCGCTTTTCATATTCACGCTGTATTTCAGCTTTCGTTTTTGCCATTGACTTTCCCCCCTATTCGTCG